ACCTACTGGGACTTCAACCTGAACCGTCCTGTGTCTTGCTTCATCCCAGCCAACGACTTCGTGATCAACAACAACCAGAGGTCACTGGAAAAGGCCCGCAGGTATTCGGAAATCCTGCCCATCATGTCTGGTGCAGAACTGCGCAACAAGGTTATCAACAACGAATATATTGAGCCACGCGAATGGCGAGGCAAAGTACTGGAACAGCCAGAGGATGTCTCTGGTGACTTCAACGTTGGTGGCGCTACTTCTATTGTCATCGACAACGTTCACGAAGCTTCTAACCGGGCTTCTGGTATGTCCCACGTTGACGGTATGTTCAACAAGGAGTTCTCCCTTGTCGAACAGCATTGCTTCCTTGCCCTTCCAAGCCCGTTTGGGCAGTCAGGCTTTACCGATCCGTACATCGTGACCTTTGTCCGCGAATCAGGGGAAATCCTTTCGATCCGCCGCAACTGGGACGAAAGTGACAAGCTGCGCAAGAAGATCATCTGGTTCAGCCACTATTTGTACGTACCAAGCTTTGGCTTCTACGGTGCGGGTCTGTTCCACCTTCTGGGGAACTTCCAAGTCACCCTTACAAGCATCATGCGCTCCCTTGTGGACGCAGGACAGTTTGCTAACCTTCAGGGCGGTCTAAAGCTTAAAGGCTTGAGAATTACTGGAGACAACTCTCCCATCGCGCCCGGCGAATGGAGGGAAACCGAGTCCCCCATTCAGGACATCAGCAAGGCTCTGTTTCCCTTGCCGTACAAAGAACCGTCTCAGGTTCTCTCCATGCTGTTTCAGTGGCTCGACGGACGGGCTGGGAACTTCGCAGACTCGACCGAGCAGGTAGTCAACGACTCAACCAACTACGGGCCTGTAGGCACCACCGTAGCCCTTCTGGAAGCGTCCATGAAGCTGTTCAGCGCCATCCACAAGCGGTGCCACTACAGCCAAGAACAAGACCTCAAGCTTCTCGCACGGGTTAACTTTGACTACATGCCAGAGGAATATCCCTACGACGTGTCTGGTGGTGAACGTACTGTCTTCAAATCGGACTTCGATCCGAAGGTGGTTGATGTCCTTCCCGTCAGCGACCCCAACGTCACAAGTAACGCACATCGGCTTAGTCTTGCCCAGACGAAGCTTCAGGCAGCGTTGCAAGCACCTAATATTCATAACTTGAAGCAGGTTTACCGTAACTTCTACCTAGCTTTGGGTGACGAAAACATTGACTCGTTCATGACCCCTGAAGTCCAAGCAGCGCCTCTTAGCCCGCTTGAAGACATCATGGCTGTCAACGAAGGCAAGCCAATTAAGGCGTTCCCGGGTCAAGATCACAAGTCTCACGTAGAGTTCAAAATGACTTGGCTACAAGACCCGGTTGTTGGAGGCCAAAGCGAAACTATGAAGCAGTTTGTTCCCCTTGTCTTGGCGAACGTACGTGAGCACCAATTGATGCAGTTGTCTGAGCAGATCAACGGCATGGTCAATCAGGCCCAGCAGCAAGCGCCGAATCAGGACCCGAAGGTTCTGGCTCAGATTCAAGCGCAGGCGGCTGCGGAAGTCCTCAAAGCCAACCAAGCTCTTGCGGCTTCGTTCGGTGGCAACGAACCGATGCAGATGATTGCTCAGGCCGAACTGATGAAAGCCCAGACTGAACAGCAGCGCGTTGGTCACGTGAAGACAAAAGACCTTGCGGACCTTGCCATCAAGGCCCAGAAGGTTGACATTGACCGCTTCGAAGCCATGCTCAAGTCCCGCGAAGTGGGTATCAAAGCAGACGTTGAACAGTTCCGAAACGGGCTCCAAGCAGTCCAGTTGGGTCTGCAAAACCTGATGCAAGAAGCCCAGCGTATGGACCAAAACGACCAGAATTCCAAGAAAAGTGACATGGAACTCAAGAAGATGGGCGTACAATTGGCAGGTAACATAGCCAAACGTAAGTCGGAGAAAAAGAATAATAATGAGGTATCTGGAAAGAAGACTAAGTAATATATTAGGGGACAGTACTCTTGACGACAACGTAACCAAGATATTCATGCGAATGATTGAACAACAGATGGAATCGGTACTGATGAAGTCAAGAGACCCTCTAGAACTTGCTCACGCACAAGGATACGTCGCAGCCTTGCGTGAGGCTATTGAAGAAGTGCGACGCAACAACAAGCGCAATATAACTGCGCAAGACGAAGAGGATTCATAACACAACATGCAACTTCCAAAGTTTGAACCAAACCGCACTGATTGGGTTTCTCCTAATAACATCCCTGACCCTGATCCACTTCCAGTAGTGACTGGTTGGAATATTTTGATCCGTCCTATTGAGCCCGAACAGAAGGTTGGTGGCATCTTCCTACCGACTTCGTTCACTGAAGACGTTAAGTACCTTACTAACGTTGGTCAGGTCAAAGCTCTTGGACCTATGTGCTACACAGACCCAAACGCAAAGCCCTCTGACGGTGCTTATTTCCCGCACGGACGTTATCGCAAGCCTTGGTGCAAGGTCGGTGATTACGTGGTCTGGGGCAAGCATCAGGGTACGCGCTTGATGGTCAAGGGAGTTTCGTTCGTCCTTCTTTCAGATGAACTTGTACTGATGACGCTTGAAGACCCAAGTGACATCAATTCCATGTTTGGAGTTAAGTAAGCAACATGACAATTTCACGCAACAATTGGACAAATATTGAAGTCACTAACGACGGCAATGCCTCAGATGATCTCGACAGCCTAGTGTTGGACATCAGCGAAGGCAAGGATACTTCTACCGAGCCAGAGTCAGTGAAGCCCGCTCCGCGCAAGGTTGAGGCCGATGATGACGGTTTTGATCTTAAGACTCCTGCTCCTAGCGAACCTGACGAAGAGTTGGAATCTGACACGCGACCAAAACCCAACCGGGCTTACAAGCGAATCAAGAACCTTCTTGGCGAACGTCAGGAGCTTTCCTCCATTGTTCAGAAACAACAGGAAATTATCCGAGAACTCTCCACACGCATGAAGGGCTCAGAGAAGCAGAACGTCTCGGCCCAGCGCGAGCAGTGGGAGCGCACGGTTGCCAATAAAGAACACGAGCTTGCCAAGGCCATGGACGATAACGATCCGAAGGCTTTGGCTGCGGCTACCCGCGAGCTTGCTGACGCCCAGATGAGGGCTTCGGCTATGAAGGCGGTCGAAGATGACTTCGATGACACTCCTGACGTTCCGGAACTTCCTGACGTTACCCAGCGTCAGAACGAACCCCCGGAAGCTGCACGGGAGTGGGTTGAGCGCAATCCTTGGTTCTTCAAGGACCAGAAGCAGCATGTCCTCGCGCGTACCATCTCCCTTGAATTAACCAACGAAGGCAAGCTTGATCCTGAATCAGACGAATACTGGGACGAAATCGACAACCGTCTTTCCAAGTTTAACGTCAAGGTAGGTAAGCGCAAGGGTAGCGCAGTTCGTGAAGAAGAGCCGGAAGAGGTTGTTGAAGAGCGTCCTAGTGCACCGACTAAGCGTAAAGGTTCTCCGATTAGTTCGTCTCGTGGTGATGAAGACAGTACTCAGTTTACCCGCAAAGGTGGTCGAGTTACTGCGTCACCAACCCAGAATGACATTGACATGGCGGGGCGTCTTGGGGTCGATTTGACCGACTACATGAAAGAAAAGTTCAAGTATTCCAATCAGGACTACAAGGGCTACGTGACTATTGACATTCCGTAACAGATACCCCTTGTGTGTACCTGTGATATACTTTTGAAAGGATAAATACCAAAATGGCTAGAACTTCAATCCGCAGTGCGTCCACCCGTCAGGTCGAAATGAAGGAGGAGACGTACTCACCTCCGTTCTCTTACGATGTACCGGAGGAGGTTAAGGAGAAGTTTGCACAGGATGGGTACCATCTTCGCTGGGTTCGCGTTATTCTTGATAATCAGGACGATTACAAGAATGTCGCTGACAGACGCAGGGAAGGGTACGAACCAGTAGGAATTGTAGAGCTTCCTGAGGAGTTTCGTGATCTCTTTGAGACACGTTCATTGAACAACTCAGCGACGGCTCGTTATGCCAATATTGCAATGGTCGGTGACCTTGCGCTGTTTAAGATTCCCGTTGGGAAAGCTAAAGCGCGGCACCGTTACTTTGAGCAGATGGCAGCAGCAAATGAAGCAGCAGTGATGAGGCAGTTGCAGGGTAGCGAAAGTAAGCTGAATAAGCTCCTACCCATCCACAACGAATCTTCTACTACTGTTCGAGTTGGTGGCCGTGGAACCACTTCGCAGGCAGAGTTCGGTAAAACTCTCAAAAGTGAAAAACCTAATGCAAATTCCTCGGAATCTGATGATTACGAGGAGTAATTTGGAGATTAAAATCTAATGACTGTACCTTATATTGGCGGGTTGGTGCGTTCGCGTACTATTGGTGCTGGGTCTGTTCGACTCAAAGCCTACCCCATTAAGAACGGCGCACACTCGGCAATGTACACGGGCACGCCCGTTAAGTTGTCCGCTGGTACGCTTGACGTAGCCACCAACAACGCCCCCGTTGTGGGTGTTGCCCAGAGCTTTGCTTGGATCGACAAGACGACTGCCCAGCCGCAGTATTCGAGGTACATCCCGGCAAATACTTCTTCGAAGAACTCTGGTTACCTTGAAGGCTTTAACCAGCCGTTTGCTCTTGTGGACGACAACCCAATGGGTACGTTCATTTGTAAGACCGACGCCTCAGTCGGTGCTGCCTTTATTGGCGAACTCGCTCGCGTAACAAACGCGGGTGCTGGTTCGGCTGTAACGGGCCGCGCTGCTTGCGAAGTCGACCAGACGGGTACAGCGGTGTCTGCTGGTAACTCTCTGTTCCGTATCGTGGATATTTATCGAATTGGCGACATTACGTCCGCAGGTCCGCTCGACAATGGTTTCGAGTCAAGCCTGATGACTTCTACGCTGCTCGAAGTTGTCCTTGCAAACCATATCTTTAAGTAAGGAGATAACTAACCATGATTATGACTAGAGGTCAATTCCAGAAGCAGTTGGTTCCGGGTCTTAACAAGATTCTCGGAGCCTCTTACGGCGAGATCACGAATGAACACGCTCCGCTGTTTGAAATCGAAACCACGAACCGTGCGTTCGAAGAGGAAGTCTTGCTGAGTTCGCTTGGCACGGCTCCGACAAAGAACGAAGGTGAAGGCGTCCAGTATGACGACATGCAGGAACTTTGGACTGCACGTTATACGATGGAAACCGTCGCGCTTGCGTACGCCATTACGGAAGAGGCCGTTGAGGACAACCTTTACGACACCTTCACGAAGCTGCGTACGAAGGCCCTTGGCCGTGCTTTGGCTAACACCAAGCAGATCAAGGCAGCTAACGTGTTCAACTTTGGTTTCTCGGCTACCCGCCCGGGTGGTGACGGTGTGTCGCTCTTTAACGCTTCTCACCCCACGCTTTCGGCTGGTAACCAGACCAACTCGACCAACGCGGACCTTTCAGAAACCGCTTTGGAATCTGCGGCCATCGCGATCAACTTGATCAAGGATGACCGTGGTGTGCTTATCGGCGCTACGCCAGTAAGTCTCCACATTCCTCCGCATCTTCGGTTTGCTGCTCACCGCATCCTGAAGTCTACGCTGAGTACGACTGCGGGTGGTTCTAACGCCTTTAACAAGAACGATACCAACGCCCTTCGGGACATGGGTATCTTCTCAAAGGGGATGTTCATCAACAACCGTTTCTCGGACACGAACGCTTGGTTTATCAAGACCTCGGTTCCGAACGGTACGAAGATGTTTGTGCGTAAGGCTCTCGCTACGGCGGTCGAAGGTGACTTCGAAACGGGCAACATGCGCTACAAGGCCCGTGAACGCTATACTTTCGGGTTCTCCGACTGGCGTCAGTGGTGGGGCTCTTCGGGCTCGTAAGCCTAACTTAAAGTTAACCCCGGAGAAATCCGGGGTTTTCTTTTACCCGGGGTATACTCCCGGTATGACCAAAAAGCGTTACTACGAGATTGCTAAGAGGTACCGACCAAGAGGCGTGAAAATTCGCTTCAAACGTACCTTTAACTCTCCCGACGAAGCGTACGTAATGCTCAAATCAGATGGTTCCAAGTTCATGTACACGCCCCGTCCAGATACCCGAGACGGGCTTTATTATTACCTACACGAGTGCGCCCACGTAGTTTTAAGACACCTTTATGACGTAGTTCCTACTTGGCAGCAAGAGTACGAAGCCGAGATGTGGGCCATAGCCACCATGCGCAGGGAGCACGTACCAGTCAGTAGGAAGATGCTCAAGGAAGCCAAGAAGTACGTCCGGGATTGCATCAAAGAGGCTGGCAAGGACGCTAAGGTACCCTACAGAGTCCGTAGGTGGGCAGGAGCAACAAAGGTGTATAATAAGCGTACATCGTCGTCGCGTTAATTCGCCAATGTAACGTAAATTTCCCTTCTGTATAACACCAAAGAGGTTACATCTTTAACATGAGTTCTACTCCCTACGCCCCCGTCACTTGCCTCGACGCAGCTACGTCCATCGGTGCTGTCGACGCAACCATCGTCCCCATTGATTTCCGTTTTGCTGGCGAAAACAACTACTCCATGAACTTCGTGGGTACGCTTGCTTCCGTAGGCACAGGCGACTCCGTTACCCTTCAGGTCAGCCCCGACTGGAAGTCTGAAACTGCCGCAGGTGCTATGTGGGTGGGTGTTGAAACTTTTGTTTCTACCTCCTTTAACGGTTGTGTCAACGGTCCTTGGGCAGCAATCCGCTTTACCAAAGCAGGTGCCCAGACAGCCAAGGTTGTTGGCCTTGCTGGTGGACGTAACCGCAGCAAACCTGCCATTGTGGGGTAACCCATAAAATGCCCATCGTTGATCGCGTCGTAAGACGAACAGTCAGACCTACTCTGCGACGTTCGTTGCTTGACACCGCAAGTCTTAGTTCGTTCGAGAACGGAATCCACTTGGACTTCACAACAGGTACCTTCTACACAAAAGTAGCTGGTCAAGACCCGGTTGTGTTTCCTTCGTTGACTTCGATGTTCACGTTTACGCGAGCAGCACCAGACGCTACGTATCTCGGCTCTGATGGGCTTCTAAAGACAGCTACGACAAACGTACCGCGTATTGAGTACGGCAGTGCGCGTACTGGAACAAACTTGTATTTACGCTCACAAGAGCTTGATAATGCTTCGTGGACAGCTACGCGTGCAACCGTTGCAAATACAGCGTTGCCACTTGCACCCGATGGGACCGCTACTGCTGACGCCCTGTCAGAAGATGGCACATCAGCCAATGACCATCTTATTTCCCAGAATGTTGCATTTACTAGCGGTACAGTTTACACGCAGTCAGTTTGGGCTAGGGCTGGAGCCAGAACGTGGCTGGTTATGCAACTTGGTACTGCTGGCTTCTCCTCTGTGCCAACAGCTAGTTTTAATTTGGCAGAGGGGACGGCAGGTACAATAACAGGAACAGCCACAACG